TTAGATGTTATAATAACCCTTTCAATTGAATCTTCAGATTCGTTCTTATCAAGTGTATTTATAACATTGTTAGATGTTATAATAACCCTTTCAATTGAATCTTCAGATTCGTTCTTATCAAGTGCACTTTCTAAGTTAGGTAGCGGTGTTGATATTCGAGAAGTGGAATTACTGGAGTTAATATCTGATGAAGATTCTCTATCGTATTCATGTACATCAATCTGTTGTAAATCTATAAAATATCCATACATATTAACTTGAAATCCACCTGTCGGAGTGGGAAGGAAAGCAAGTGCATCATTTAAAGTAACGATGGATGTACTACGAGATCTTTGATGATTTATTGTTTTTTCCACTTCAACTGGTATGCTATCATCATCGTCATCAATATATTTGGTATTATTATCACGGTTAGTATTATTGTCGTCATTGTTATCAGTACATTTAACTGAAGAAGCTGTAGTAAAATTAGAATTGAAATTATTTTCTGCAGTAAAACATACTGAATCCACTAATGAATTGGATCTGAATAAACGTGTATGCATACTAAAAACACGCTTTCTGTGTTTTTTTCTGACACATATCGACATTATTTTGTCGATCAAATACATATAATATTAATAAGGTATCAAGATACTTTTTAGTATTTTGATGTAATAGAATCATTTATTTAATTATTCAATATTTTTACAAAATTCAAATAATTTTTATAGTAAACATTTTATAAAATTCAATTATTTTTTTTGGTTTTTTTTCTATATTCCAATAATTTCTTGACTGTTTTATCATCGACATCTTCATCAAATTCTAGTTCTCTACCTGTTAATCCAACATTATGTAAAATTCCATATCCATTCATTTTAGGATCAGTATCAAAATCTTTCATTTTTCGGCCATCGTATAATTTATCATCTTCCTCTCTTTCTCTTAATCTTCTTTCTAAATCATCTTGATATAGTTTACCTCTATCCGCATTATGATTCATATAGTTACTATTTCCACTCATTGAACTTATTTTTCTAATATCATCATCAGTTATGCGTAATTCTTCATCTCTGAATGATTTTAATGATGAAAAATTATTACCACTGACTTCTAAATCATCATCATTTTCATCATCATCTTCCCTCATCATATCATCGAACTCATCATCACCAGAATTAAACAATGATGCTCCATTAATTTCATTGAATGCTGATGGAGCACTTTTATGTTTTACCAATTGATTATCTGAAGCTCTGTATTTTGACTCAAATAATCTATTAAATTTATCTGGTATAAATTGACCGTCAAATATTTTTTTATGAGTTAATTCAATATCGTCCTGTTCTCTTGCCATCATTAAATCTTCTAATTTTCTCGATGTTTCTTTTATTTTTAATGGATTATCTTTTTCATCGTCATAACGTTTTCTGTCAAACTTTCTCTTTGAATCTAAATCCACAAAATCTAATTTGAATTTAGATTCTGCAGCTTTTTTTCTTTCTCCTGATGGATCGTTATCTTGCGCCTTTATGAAATCTTCAAAAGCTTTTTGCTTGCTAAAATGGTCAGTTTTTCGTGTTTTCTTTTCTATAAGCAAAACATTATCATATTCGTCTCTTTTAGAGGAATCTGATAAACATTCATATGCTCTTGCTACTAAGGCAAACAATGTAGCATCGCCAGTTTTGGGATTATCTGGATGAAATGTAATGGCTAATTCTCTGAATTGTTTCTTGATTTCTGATATGGGAGCATTTTCAGAAACACCCAAAACTTCATAATATGTCATTCTTTGTGAATCATCTGATTCAAGTTCAGTTATTTTCCTCGATTTATTTGATCTCTCTGATCTCTCTGATCTCTCTGATCTCTCTGATCTTTCTGATCTTTCTGATCTTTCTGATCTATCCGATCTGTCTAATGATTTAGGCATTTGATAAACTATATATTCACTTTTTATTTTTTTATAGAGTGAATAAACGCTCAAAAGTAAATAAAATGTATTTATAACATTGTAAGATGTTGTAATAACCCTTCCAATTGAATCTTCAGATTTGTTCTTAGCAAGTGTATTTATAACATTGTAAGATGTTGTAATAACCCTTCCAATTGAATCTTCAGATTTGTTCTTAGCAAGTGTATTTATAACATTGTAAGATGTTGTAATAACCCTTCCAATTGAATCTTCAGATTTGTTCTTAGCAAGTGTATTTATAACATTGTAAGATGTTGTAATAACCCTTCCAATTGAATCTTCAGATTTGTTCTTAGCAACTGTATTTAAATTGTGTCAAAGTTATTTATATCTTAATATTATAAATATCAATATAAAATGGCAGATAAAGTTTCTGACAATGTGGGCAATAAAATAAATAAAATAATTGATGAAGATAAATATATTGCGGCATTTTTATTGTATGGACTGGGTGACACAATTGGGTTTAAAAATGGTGAATGGGAATTTAATTATTATCAAAAAACGATCACTCTAAATATGACAACAGAGTTATTATACGATTTTATATCGTTAGGTGGTATTAATGATATTAATCTAAACGGATGGTATGTATCTGATGACACCATAATAAATTTAGCAATGGCGAAGGGATTATTAGAAAGTAAATATGACATATATAAAATAATAACAACAAATAAACCAAATAAACCAAATAAACCAAATAAAGCAGATAAACTAAATAACTCGAATAAAACGAACAAATCAAATGATATTATTCACAATGTTGAACAAGAAATAATTATAGCGTTCAACGAAATGTTAAAAGATAAAGACAAGGGAAAAGATAGATATTTTGGTGTTACAACATGGAAATATGTCAAACTAATAAATAAAGGTAAGGATGGTAGGACACTACCATATGATAAAATGAGTGGAGGAAATGGTGCGGCAATGAGAGCCGGACCGATTGGTCTTGTTTATTATGGCGAAAAAAATAGAAATTTATTAATTAAGTATGCAATTGAATTATCGAGAATAACGCACAATTCTGCATATGGCTATTTAGGGGGTCTTACAATGGCATTATTTACTTCATTTGTAATCGAACATATTAATATTAAGAAATGGCCCTTTTTATTAGTCAACCTGTTGAACTCACAGGATGTTAAGCAGTATATAAAAAAAGATGTTGATGAAGAAGATGATTATGAAAAGTTTACTAATTATTGGATTAAATATATTGATACACGGTTTGATGATAAAGAACCAATAATGTCGAGATCACATAAAAACTTGATATTTAGATCGAGATATTATTATGAAAATTTTACAAGAGACACAGAAAGTTTTTTGATAGGTGAAAGTGGATTTTGTGCTATGATAATGGTATATGATGCATTATTGGACAGTGGAAATATTTGGGAAAAACTTGTTATATATGCAGGTTTGCATCTAGGCGACAGTGATACAACTTGTGCAATGGCTGCCTTTTTATATGGTCTAATGTATGGATTAAATGATGTTCCAGAAAAAAATTTAGAATATCTTGAATTCAAGGATGAACTCATTGATGTTGGTAAAAAAATGTATAATGAATTTTATAAACATTAAAAGGAACATAATGTTTTGTAAAAAATAATAAAATTATACATACTGGTTTATAAAATGTTCTAATCCTTCGACTGATCTATTGCCTTCAAAGTTGACAACTTCTCTATTTGATTTATATAATCTGACAGTTGGGAATCCTTGTATATCCATTTTGGAACATAATGATTTGTTTTCATCACAGTTTACTGTTTTAATGGTAATTCTATTTTTGTTACGTTCCTCGAATTGTTGCCAAACAGGCATGAAATTTTTACAATGTCCACACCATTCAGCATAATATAATACTATTTCAGCAGGAACGACTGGTTTATTTATATGGATTGGAGGTCGGTAATTTATTATTATCGGTTGAACTGGGCGTCTATTGTCTGGTCTAGGATGTGGTCTAGGTTGTGGTCTAGGTTGTGGTCTAGGATATGGTCCAGGATATGGTCCAGGATTTGGTCCAGGTTGTGGTCCAGGATGTGGTCCTGGATGTGGTCCAGGATATGGTCTTTGCATATTACCACCTACCGATTTCATTGCCTCTGTTGGTTTGAGTGCGTTAATTTGGTTCGTTTTCTGATAATTCATAATGAGGAGTATCAGAATTATAATTGCTAGTATACCAACAATTATGGTTGTCTTATTGACATAATCACTTTGCATATTTGAATATTAAAGATACAAACTATAAGTTATAAAATAGGCATACAAAAAAGTTTAAAAATAATAATATAGGAAAAATAAATATTTGTATTTTTTTGAACTTTTTTTGCATTTTTTGGTCTTTTTTTGATTAATTATATAGTTGAATTAATTTTTTTTAATTTAATTTTTTCTTACGATTATAATATATCGAAATCTAATGTCGACACAAGAAGGAAGACAAACTAGACATGAATTAGCGCCCTTTTTCGGTAACGATGGAAGAGCTGATTTATTTATTAAATTATTTTTGCCAAATTTCAACGAATCTATTAACGAAAGAGAGCCAACAAGTCTATCAACTGATCACACAATGGCCTACGATATCATGAGAGCCCAAAATTATGATGCATCAAGCAAACCCGCTGGTATGGATGACAATGATTTACATTATGATTTTACTGATTTCATTATACAAACAGCTTTGTTTCACAGACTCATTGATACACCAACTGGTGCAGGCAATGCCAAAACAACATTAAATACAGCCGGTGTTGCCGATGCTTCTAGAATACTTTGGAATGATATATACATGAAATGGGATCAATTAACCCCAGCATCAAAACAATTTTATAATATGTACATGAATTTCCAACAACTTGATGTAGGAACCGGCACTTGGCAAACCATCTCTGATAATCAAATGGGTCAAGAAATAGATCCAAACAATTATGCCCAATATCGTGTCAATTTGAAGAAAGTATCAGCTGGGGGTGCTGGTTTGAAAGCATGTCCAAGATTCTTTAACCTTGTACCAAAAGTCAGTCCAAAAATATTTAATAATATTTGGTTCAGTAATTCCACTGGAAATAAAATTAAAGTCACAGGTTGGCAAAATGTTCAAGGTGTCAATGTACTGAAAAAACTTTACTGTGGTATAGTTCTTGGTGTTACTAATGCAGACGGTACACAAGGATTTACTAGTCTCCCAACTGCTTGGCAAGGAGCAAGTGCTGCCAATAACATATTTGTATTAGATGTTGATCGTTTAATTAGACGTAGATTATTCAGACTTCAACAATTGATGAAATCACCAGAAGCTGCTACTCCACAAGGTCCATTTATTAGTTTGGCTGATAAAAATATATGGAAACGTGATGCTAGTGGTAGACTTTATACCGATAGTCCAAACGGACCAGTTTATTATGGTGAAGATGATGACGCAACTAAAAATATGTTGACAGCAAACTTCAAATGTTATTCGACTTTAACAAATGGCACTCCAGATGAATGTAAGAAATATATGTATCAATGTTTATTGAATGCCGACTTGAATGATATTGATGGATGTATCGAATTCTGGAAGAAAAACGATTTCTATACTGATGCTCGCAATGAAATTAGTCAAATGCATCCTCTTGTAGCAATCAGAACCTTACAAAAATTCGGTTTCAGAGACAGAGAAGAATATGATCCAGTATGTAGATCCCGTGTATTGAAGATTGAATCCAAAGATCATTGGGTTGCTAACTATTTGAGCACTAAATTTGCTGGTAAAGTCGATCCTACAACTAATACACCAGTCGAACAAATAATAACTCAAAATGAAAAATTGTTGGATTATTTACAATTATTGGTTGAATATGTTAATGCTAACCCAGCCATTCTAAATGGTGATAAATTCGTAGGAAAAACACTCGAAGCAACTGGTACTGCTCAACAATCCGATTTAGCCAAAAGACTAGGTATTAGAATGAGAGTAGATCCAAAAGGTCCGATGTCAGGTTTATATGATTTCAATATGTTACGTTCTCGTTTGAATGCTGGAATAAATTCCAGAAGACAAGGTACTATGGGTTTCGGCATGGGTGGTCCAGTTTATTCCTCTCCCTTCGCTTCACAAGAAGTCAGAGTTGCTATGCCATATCAATTATCTGTTGGCAACGGTCCACAAGATTATAGTTCAACTATACCATTCCAATTGGGAGGCCATATGCCAATTGATACATATTTAAAACGTCGTGATTCTGGTGTTATAACTGGTCCTGCTGCTTTATATGCTATCATTAAAGGTACATTGGAAGACCTACGTTCTAAAGGAAAAGAAATCGATCCAAAAGATTTGGTAGAAATCAACAAAAAAGTAGATACTCTTCAAACTCTCGAAAATGAATTGATAAAAACCGAAGTATATCTTGAAGAATACAGAAAGATTGTTGATTTATTCAGAAACTACAGACAAGAAACTATTGACTTCGCTGCCATTCAAAACTTGGTTGATAAACAAACTTCATTAGTTGACAGACAAGGTACGGAAGAATGTTCATTAGTAAATATTTTGGGAGCTCTTCAAGAAATTTTGAACGACCAAGTCAACAAACAAACTGATTCTGGTTATAAACAAATTAATCTCTAAATTTCTTAATTATTAATAAAAAATAAATATAAATATTTAAATTATTGTTATATAATCATTAATAACGTATTTAGCGTACGTTATTAATGAATGATTTAATATATTTATTTATCGTATATTGATAAATATAAATATAAATATAATAAATGACGGGTGGATTGATTCAACTTGTTGCATATGGATTACAAGATCTTTTTTTAACACGTGATCCCCAAATAACATTTTTTAAAGTTGTGTATAGAAGACATACAAATTTTTCTATGGAACAGGTACCTCAATTTTTCAGGAGTGAATTGAATTTTGATAATCGTGCTTCATGTGTTTTATCGACAGAAGGAGATTTGATCGGGCAAGTTTATATCGTTATCGAGTTGCCTAGAATTAAACAATTTTATATCGATTCAGAAACTATTGATCCCAATACTAAATTCGCATGGATTAGAAAAATAGGACATGCAATGATAAAAACCATTGATATAGAAATAAGTGGTCAACTTGTAGATAGACATTATGGAGAATGGCTCAATATATGGAGTGAATTACTCGGTAGTAAAGATCAAGATAGAGGATTAGATATAATGATAGGAAATGTACCAGAATTAACTAATTTTACTAATGGGAAAGACCCATATACTTTATATATACCTTTGCAATTTTGGTTTTGTAGAAATAGCGGTCTTGCTCTTCCATTAGTTAGTTTGCAATATAGTGAAGTAAAAATCAGTGTAGAATTAAATGCAGCGGATCAATGTTATATTATAACGCCAACAGATTATATTGATGTTTATAATGACATTGTAAATTTTCAACCGTTCGAATATATCGAACAAAATGTTAATGGACAAATTGCTTCTGGTATTTTTACAAGTTTTGATTTTTTGACTAGAAGATTATATTACAAAAAAATATCAAGAAATAATTTTCAGTCAATACAAAACAATGCCGTTTCAGTATCAGAAATTCTTAATATTATTTATCCAAGTAATAATAGTACAATTTCTTTCAAATATTTCATCGTTGGACAAACTACCGGAGTTGTTGCAATGCCTCGATTTAATTCCGTTTCTCATCCGGTTAGTCCACCCCCAAGTTTATCTCCTGTAAATATAACAAATGCTTTTTTACTTGTTGAGTATATCTATCTCGATCAAGATGAAAGAATAAGATTTGTTCAGACAAAACATGATTATCTTATTGAAACAATAAATTATTCAGGACAACAAACAATAGAAAGTACAGGACGTGTTATAACAATAGATTTAGTCCAACCGTGTAAATTTATGGTATGGATTGTTCAACAAGAGTATTTACTCGACACAAACAATAATGATTTTTTTAATTATACAGACAGTTATGTATATATAGAAAATCAACAAATCGGTAAATCATTGGTCAAATCAGAAACTATAAAACTTAACAGTCAAAATAGACTAACTAAACGTTCGTATATTTATTTTAATTGGATTCAACCATATCAATGTTTTCCTCATACAGTCGATGAAGGTATAAATGTTTATTCATTTTCTATTTTCCCAGATAAGTATCAACCATCCGGCAGTTGCAATATGTCACAAATAGATTTTATACAATTAGATCTCACACTACAAAATATTATCACTAATAAAAATACAGTCGTAGTAAGAACATATGGTTTAGAGTACAATGTATTGCGTGTTGTCAATGGTGTAGCCGGTCTAGTTTTTACTAAATAAATTAAAAAGTTTAATGTTTTGGTGGGGTCCAATAATATTTATAAAATTCATCCGTTTCACGTTGAGACTGTTCTAACCAAGAATCCAATTCTTTTTTATCACAAAAAAATGATCCTTGGGCAATATTTTTTTGTTGATCTGTTTTTTTATCAACTGCTTGATCAGTTTGTTGATTAGTTTGTTTATTTATTTTATTTTCCATATATAATTATTTTTATTTATATACAACTAAAAATAACTTTGGTAATATAGAAAAATTAATTGAATAATATATCAACTTATATTATCAATTTTTAATTATTTAATATTTTAATATTTTAATATTTTAATACTTTAATATTTTAATACTTTAATACTTTAATACTTTAATATTGGGACCCGTAAAATGCCATTCCAGCCATTCCACTCATTATACGTAGTATATTTGTTGCTCGACAATATACATCCCATTTCATTACAATTTCTTTTTTCCTAATTTTTTCTGCTATTTCTTGAGAAATTTGTGTTGCTATAGTTAGATCCTGTATTTGATCCATATTTGCTGCTCCCGACGGTTGTAAATACTCAGGGAATAATGCAAATGTATAATAAAAGATATTTCCCTTCAGACTAGAACGATACGCTTTATACGGCTGAACTAAATTATAATAAGATGCAGGTTTCCATTGTTCCCGGTATATTCCATTAAATTTTAATTGTATAGCCAATACATCTTTTCGTTTAAAATTACATCTTGAGGATTTATTTACATTATCTGATGAAATACTAAATGGTGTTATTATTGGATTAAGTGGTATCGAAGTATCATTTCTTAGTACATAATCTGTCCACATAAGTATACTATGTTTTATCTCCTCGGCTGTTTTAATAACCTTATCAAATCTAAAAATCCATATCATTTCTTTACACATATTCGAAAAATATATTCTTTTTTCTGTATATATACTTGGATACTTCGATTGTGCTATGTTAAATTGATTATGATAAATATCATTGTCTAATAAAATCGATTCTTTTAATTCTTGTTCACCTGTGATAAATTCCCCATTTCGTTGAACAACATCTATTAAATATTCATGTTTGTGTTCAGAAAAATTATATCGTTCCTCAGGTTCTAAATATACAAAATCGACCATTAACCTAGCATTTAGTTTAGGTTTTTTAACAAAACGCGTATCGGGATAATCATAAAATGCAACTTCTTGAAGATTTTTAAGTTTTAATTCTATTTCAACATCTGCATATCTTAAGCATACCATCGGAAGAGCCGCATTAAAATATTTACAAAACCAAAATCTCATTGGCACGTATAATAAAGCTTTGGGTTTTGGTGTATTATTATATATTTTTAATTCGGGAATATTTCCCAACATTATATCACTACCTCTTTGTTGATTTTTTTGCAAATTCATTAAATGGTCTAAATATAACCAAGTTCCAGTATGTTTATCAATTAATTGTCCTCCAATACTAACTGATATATATTCAATCAAATTATATCCAATCCATTCACTCCATGCAAATTCTGCTCTTAGATGTGGATCATCTAATGTTTGTCTGAGAGGTAATAGTCTATTATACAATGGAGAACCAGTGAATGATATAGTACCTGGTGCTGTCATTATTTTTAAATATTTATTATTTTTGAATATTAATTCATTGTAATATGCACTTAGTGTATTTGCATTGAAATCTGTGGTATTTATGGTATCTGGGGTTGTAATACCAAATACAATTGGAAAGGTTGGATTATTAATTGCAACATCATATATTATAACATCGAGTAAACATCTAATTACCCCATATACCGATTCAAAACTGTTGTACAATGTCACAATTGATGAATTAGAAATATTCATTGGATTGGTATTATCTACTCCTTCTGCCGCAGTATAATATAAATTGCCAGTTACATTCGTCGGTGTTAAAAATTTAAGATATTTAGTAGCAGGTGGTAAATTTTGAGTTCTTATTATAACATCCGAAGGAAAATCACCTGGTGAATCAGATATAAATGTACCAAAATAGTTTAGAATTTTTTTGTAGTAATTTAAGATGGATACAGGTCCATTGGTAAATAATTCGTTTTCTATATGCATCATAAGGTCTAAAACCCCCCTTTCATATGGAATTGTAGTTCGTTTAGAGTTAGTAATTATTCTTGGGATGGGATTCAACATACTTGTATATGTGCGTCCACAAAATAAATTAATGGACTGATTCATCGGAACAATTTGTAGGATATTATAAACTTCTCCTAATATAACATTAAGTTGACGGAAATTTAATGGAAATGTTTTATATAATTTACTTACGTAACCGTCAATTATCTCAGGAATAGTTCCAAAGGGAATTACATTATTTAGAGTAACTTTTGATAAATCTGAATGAATATTCTCAATACTAAAATTAATCGAATGTATATTTTGTGTCATAATATTAAACAATGTATTATAATAAAATAATTTACTATCAACGTTCACCTCATTGATGTTTTTCAAATTTATAAATTCCAATATATTATTTTCAATAACCGGCATTAAATCTATTATGCTATTAGTAATATTAACAACTGCAAACTCCATTTTCATAGTGGGATCTATAATTTCCATGGCATAAAAATTTGTTGCCAAAACTTGCAGTTGTATTAAAATACCCAAGTGAGCATCATTTCCGTCATGAATCCATATATTTTTATCGTAAAATTCATATATAAATATTTTATAAGCCTGTTGCATAGTCGCACCGATTCCATATTTATAACCAAAACTTCTAGAAATAATTATATCATTTATGGCTGTGGTACCATTTGTACTATTTGTAGAATCCGAAGAAAGTGTCACAGTTTTATCAGTATTTATTATTATTGATGTAATATTATTTTCATTTGTAGACACTGTTAATGGTTTTAATATTTTATTTGGAGAATTTAATGCTGATATTAATGTGGTTGATGCTACACTTGTTTTTCTGTAATAATCAGGTGACAATAATGATCTTGCAAATAGATCATTAAATGAATTCATTTGTGTTACCGATATATTATTCCATATTGATGATAATCTAAATACCGCGTTTATGTTAGAATCAATGATAAAATTAAAATAACCAGTATTATTTACCATACCATAATATTCTGTTCCTATTTCTGTTATATTAATAGGCGGTATATCACTCAGCATATATAAATTAAACAATCTCATAAATGCAATATAAACACTAATATCAACACTCGGTTGGTATATATCACTCAATATATCGGCAGCCATCATCAATATTACTGCATCGAGTGGAAATAATATTCTTGGCACATTTGCAATCGATGCAGTTTGTACATTATATTTCACATAAATATAACCTAATAAATTGATAATTACCGGATTTACATCCGGATTTATTTTGATAATATCGATAATTTCGGCTCTCGAGTACAGTTTATTTGGTGTAAATAAATTTGTTACAATTCTTGTTGTTGTATGTATGATGGTTCTTGTCCTATTGTAAATATAATTTTCCACAGTTCCTAATCCTGCTCTATAAATTCTAATCAAAAAATTCATATATTTAGATATTGGACCAAAGTTATTATGTATAAATGGCAATGGATTTGGAACGTTGTATAAATTAGATGAATGATTCAATAATGTATATAAATTGTGTGTAACAATAAATGGAGTCAGTTCTAAGAATTTTATTTTTAGTGTCAATTCTGGATCATGGAACTTAATATTTGTTCCCTGTAATATACTACTCAAATTATTCGGATTTATATCTGCAGGATCTAAGTTATAATATGATGTGTATGTATCACTATCAAAATATGGTAAATATATATATTGATTATTCCCAATATTTTCACCAGAAAAGGTGTCAACCAGATCGTTAAAAAAATTACCTACGAGTCCCTTTACCCAATTTGTATAATAGTAACCTTCTGGTGTTGATGCATAATTTTTGTCATAGAAGAATATATTTTTATCAGAATCAAATTTTGTTAAATAATTTATTGTTGTAGAATAGAATAGTCCATACATTACTACATTTTTAACTGTTTGAAAGTGTGTGCGGTATTCGAATTTAAAATTATTAAGTAATTTAAGCAATGTAGCGAATTGTAATAAATTATTTTGCAATGAAACCGACATTATATTCACAAGAATATTTTTAACAGAAATAATATTATTATCAGACAAAACTATTGGATTCGTTTTAGCAATATTTGTAATAAGAAGATTGTAAATCATATACAAATCAAGATTCTCAAGTATTTGGTTTGGTATCTGTGTTCCATTTATTAAGTTTCCAAAGAAAAAATTAATCGGATTGTCTTGAAGAATTGGTAAAACAAAAATTTCACTATCTGGTATATTAAGTGTATTACGTAGTAGTAAATTGTATCCTATATAGTAGTTATGATTATTAAATCCAAATTTATCAATATTATTTAACATATATGTTTTGTCGACAGTTATTGTCAAAATGAGTGTTTTGATGGTTGTAGTACTATCCATCGTTATTAAAGAAGAATCAATAGTATTATACAAATTAGTTAAGTAGATATACAAATCATAAATTATATTATATCCTGGATTTACACTGATATATTCTTTTATAAAATTACCATATATTTGATATCTAATTGGCAATGGTATAAATATAGTATCCAGTTCCTGATTTGTTATATTTCTTTGATTATTTTTTATTGTATTCTGATCTGAATTTTTATTCATATTTGCAGGATTTTTATATTTATTGATGTCGACTATTTTATTTTTATTAGTAGCTTCCTGTTGGGATATATTTAATAATTTTAACTGTTCTTCTGCTATTAATATCGTAGCAATATATTTATTTATTGTTGTTGTTATATACGGTATAACGATTGTATCATAAAATGGAATACTGACAAGAGCACTCATATTGGGTATTTGTTCTCCATATGTATCATAATATAATGTAACTATATCAATTTCTACAGGTGTTAGTATTTCATTGAGTTTATTATAAGTTAACTTCTGATAAAAAAGATCAATATCTGGTAAATCAATGATAAGATACATTTTATGTACTAAATCGGCTAATCTTTTTATTTTAGTTTGTCCCAATGATCCAAAATCCATCCCATGATTAAAATTAATTAATTGGTTTGTTATACTAAAATTTGTATATCTACGATAAACTATTTTAAAAAATGTTATTTGGGGAATTCCGACAAGAAATACATCATCGACTCCTTTCGCAACTAATTGTAATATTCCACCAGTCATTTATATTTTATATTTTATATATATTTATATATTTGCAAATCGAATACTTGATGTATCGAATAAATTAATATATAGTCATATTAATTTATTCTTCTTTATGCCTTACATGAACTAATATTAATTTGATAATATTGTTAGATGTTATAATAACCCTTTTTAATTGAATCTTCAGATTCGTTATTGACAAGTGTAGTTATTACGTAAACTTATAACAAACCTTATTATTTCGTTAAAACTTCATAATAAATGTATATATTTAAACATACGCTGTGCCACCAATACCACTCATTATACGTAATATATTTGTGTTCAGTGTATAAATTCTAAACGACACTGGTGTGAAAAGAGGTGGTGTTGTAGGAACCGGTACTATTCTTCGGTAAATCGTTTTTGTTATGGACTGAAACACAACCACAACAGTATCAATATTATCCGTTGCATAATATATAAACATTTTTGGATTAATCCACAAAGAAAAGAATGATTTTGATATTCTCGAGAAATTACAGGTTCCTGTTGGTTGTTGTTCTTCAGGTCGCAAGCAAAAGCTATACACATTTATACCGTCAGAAGGTGTATTACTGTGGTACTCATATGGTTGTACATAATTGAAATAATTACCATCCATTTTGGCAATACGAGTATATCCATTAAACTCTAGTGCTGCCCCCTTTGTATTTAATCCTTCATTAATAACTGTAGATGAATAATTATCCCATCGGCATTTAGTGAATCCGTTTGCATTATTAACATAAGCATTTTTTTGCATTACCCATATTATTTCTTTACATGGATTATTAAAATCGAGACGTATTTGAATATTATCGCGGTCAATATCATTTATATCAATCACTTGTAATTGATCAATAAGGTATTCATGACTTGATTGAGCGAATCGTCGACGTTCTAAACCATCAATATATACATAATCGATTAATAAAGAAGCATTTATATGATAACCATATTCTTCAAATAAATCATCTAAGTTCACTGAAGATCTAAAATTGACATCCGTATATTTGCTCATGTCCTCAATATATGCAACTTGTTTGAATTCCTTTAATTTAATAGTGAGTGTAACTTCATGATATTGCAATGCAACAAGAGGGAGAGCTAATCCATTGAATCTATTGAACCAAAACTGTAATGGTACGGTCAATGTATAAGCTGGCTTTGTAGTTCTATCAAATGTTGTTAATTCTGGTACATTTCCGATCATTTTATCATATATATCATTCAAATCTTTTTTTCCTGCTAGTTCATACCATATATTTAGCCAATCACCATATTGTTTATCTATTTTTTCTCCTCCGATGTCAACTTGGATATGATCAATTATTGAACTTCCCAATTTATCAACCCAAGCAAACTTAAAATTTCTGTTTGCAACATCAACACGGTTGGCATATGTCACTTTAACAAGATTTTCATAATATGCTTGTATTTGTGTACTGTAAATTATTGCGTCATCTAGTGTCCTTTTAAAAAGATGTTTAGGATATAATTGTGGATTTGCTATTGAGTTAGCTATTAACAGCAAATTAAATTGTATCGGAGCAATATACCAAATAGGCGAGTTTGACGAAAAATATGTTATAGCATTTTCTACAAATGGATCTGTTGAATAACTATTAAAAACATCAATAATGGCATTGACCATTTCATTAGAAAAAACAATATTGGATGCATTAAATACATCAATGGCTGCTCTATATGCATTTGCATTAACTGTCATAAATGCGACCCATCTTTTATATTCTGCTTGGGCTATGAAATATTGGTTATTTGCTTCTGTAATTTGTTGTTGTGTTACAATCCGTTGGAATGATATTTCAGGTATTTCAATCTTCAGATATACTCTGTTGACTAAATCTCCTATAGGTTGTATCACTTTATTGCTTACTATATTGAATCCAACTTCATCATCAAATGGGACTTCAACAGATTCTGTTGAAAAGTTTGTACAACGTCTATATACTACTTTAAAATATGAAATTTGTGGTGTACCGACGAGATATATATCCTGAGTGCCATATGAAACAATATTTATTAATCCTCCAGTCATGATTATACATATATATTGTAATGAAATTATAAACCTTTATATTGACACAAAAAATTGATTTTGAGAATAAATAATGAAATATAATAAAATCAAATAAAATAATTAAATAGGTAATAAATACATAATAATCAAAAATATATGGACAATTTTGATGAACTTGATAAAATCGATGAATTACAAAAAAAACCTATACCGCAAAAAAAAATAGTAAAAAAAATAATTAAAAAGGTTGCAATCAAAATAGATGAGCCAGATGAATTATATGATGATGAAATTATTGACATACCAAAAAAAATAGTAAAAAAAGAAATCAAAAAGGAGATAGTAAAAATTAAGGAACCCGATAAAATTATCGAGGAAATAGATAATGAATATATAGAACCGAAGCAATACGATTATCAAACCCATTTGAGAAAAGATCGTGGATTAAAACAAAAATTGTTTTTAATAGAAACAAAAAATGATTATGAATATTTAATTATGGGATTGACAGGTAATGTATATACAGTTTCTGTGACTAATAAGCCCACATGTACATGTCCTGATCATACTACAAAAAATAATAGATGTAAACACATTTATTTTGTATTTCAACGAGTTCTACGAACAAACAATTGTGATAAAGAATCATATTCAAACGAAGAACTTGCGCATTTTATCAACAACAAAAATAATATTGACAAAAATGTGTGTGTTAGCGAAAATATAAAGAGTAAATATCATAAACTTGTACATAAAAAATCAAATAAAACATCGGTTATCGATGTGAATTTGGACGATCTTTGTCCATTGTGTCTTGATGACTTAGATAATGGTGAAGAAATTGATTGGTGTAAAGCCGATTGTGGCAAGGCAATACATAAATTATGTTTCAAAGTGTGTAGTCCAAAGTATGGTGCTAAGTGTCCGTATTGTAATAAGCCATGGAATCCTCCAGAGAACGAAAATGCATATATTAATTTATTGTCATAAAGTAAATTGATTTATTATATTGATTTATTTTGTAATAAACAAATATAATTTACTTCAATTTAATTCATTATTTTTTCAACTAAATGAAAATAAAAATAGAAAAAAATTATGCCTTAGGCATCTTGACGGGGCTCGTCATGTTCGCCACGAGGCTGTTGACCCTGACCACGCTGACCACGCTGATCACGCTGACCACGGGGACGACTTGGTCCACCATGTTGCTCATCACGCTTGTGACCATGATGACCCTGATGAATTGGTCGACCCCTCACAACAACCTTCTCACCGTTTGCGGTCGTCATTTCGAATTCGACAAGATCGTTATGATGCTCGTTGGCATGAGCCTTACCCTTACCCTTACCCTTGCGGTTTCCAGTGGTCTTCCAATCGGGATCGGCTTCAGCTTCAGCAACAGCTGCAACATCGTCGGTGGTATCGATCTGCTCAAACTGTTGCGCATCCTGCTGCTTCTTGCGCTCAATCCAAGGATTGGCCAAAGGAGCTGCTCCGAACATAGCTGGAGCCTTCTTAGGACGCTCGACCTTTTCCTTTGGTGCTTCTTCGCCCTCGAGAACAATTCTGGGTTCCTTGGCAGGCTTCTTGACACGAGGCTCGTACTTCACCTTGGGATGGTCGACACGATAAGCCCCAGCTGCCGCCTTAGTAACATCGACAGCATGCTTGATTGCGAGACCAAAAGCCTCGGCAAACTTCTCGTCAAAAATTTCCCAAAATTGAAGAATCGCGTCAGCAAAGGCAACCAAGTCGGCAGAAGCAAGACCATCGTAATGAACATCGTTGGATGACCAATCCCTAGGATCATTCTTGCGGAAGAGGCGACGAGTGCCGTAATCAAAGCGATTGACAAAAGTCTCCGCGAGCTTCTGAAGCTTTACCTCAGGTAGCTTGATGTTCTGAGGAGCCTTGTTCTCAAACTTACGAGGTCCGAACTTGAAGAGTTGCATGTAAGGCTGCTCATAAAACTCTCCGAAAGTCTTGAAAAGCTTCTTGAGCTGTGCGTACTGCCCCTTGAGGTCTGCGAAAATGGTTTGCTCAAAAAGTGGCTGATGCCCCTCAAAATCGGGCTTGGAAGAGACAATGACTGTGGTTTCAAAACCCTCAAGCTGACGAAGCAAACTGAGCAACAGGTCATCAGTAGAAGCCTTGCCAAGGCGAACCTCAGCACAGCCCTGATCTTCAAAGGTATCATTGTAGGAAGACATTTTGGTGTTTGGTTTAGTTTTGACTGTTAAAACGTTTAATTGTAAGCTCAAGTCTGTGAATTGCTTATATTCCAAATATTATAAGATCTGCAGTATATTACATATTTCAATTTTTTGATATCGATCTATTATACATAAACTGAGAGGTATGTTAATTCCACCCAAAAACAAATAAAAATGTAGTATAATATTAATGGATTACAAAAAGATTAAATATAGTAACAAAAATTACGGCATTTTTGAACTCAAGTATAAAAATGTTGGTGTCCCTGTAATCATGGATTGGAACGATTTCAAACAAATCAAAAATATTAATAAATCATGGTATATAAATGATTATGGAGCTGTTGTAACTCGTCATATTATAAATAATACAAACAGTGAAATATATTTACATGAACTCGTTTTGGCCTTTAAATCATTGGATGATTACAATAATGATATTAATAATGATGCAACTAATAAATATATTAAAAACAAAGATGGTGAAAAAAAACCTATTGTGCATATAAATAAATTTGGTATTGATAATAGACGAATTAATCTAATGTATGATGACACCGATAAAAATACAAACAAAAATCTCAAAAAAAAGAAAAGAATAATTGAATTACCAGAAAATTCAAATATTGATCCAGATGAAATACCTACATATGTGTGGTATATAAAACCAAATGGATCCCATGGTGATCGTTTTATTGTTGAAATAGGATCTATATCGTGGAAAACAACTTCAAGTATAAAAGTGTCATTAAGATACAAACTAGAAGAAGCAAAAAAATTTTTACGTGAATTAAAAATGGAAAATCCAGAATTATTTGATGAATATTGTATGAATGGAGAATATACTCAAACAGGTAAAGATCTTGTATCATCATTCTACAACATAATATCAAAAGCTGGATATAAACATTTGCATAAAATAAATATAGAAAATATTACAGACAAATACCTTGAACCCAAATTAAATGATTTATCCAGTGCCGAAAAAAAATTACTCAAGACTATTTCTTTCTTAAATTATTTTAATAATTTTAATAATTCGAATAATTCCAACAATTCGGACAATTCCGATAATTCCAGTAATTCCAGTAATTCCAGTAATTCCAGTAATTCAAATAATTCAAATAATTCAAATAATTCAAATAATTCAAATAATTCAAATAATTCTAACAGGGACAATGAAAGAAAAAAAATATTATTTTCAAAACTACCGAGACAAAGTGGTTTGAAACAGACAGATATACCCAAATATTGTTACTACTGTGAAGCATCCAAAACACGAGGAGATTATTTTGTTATTGATAATCATCCAAACCAAAAAAAAAAATGGCAGACAACAACTTCAAAAACTATTTCTACTCTGGATAAATATCAGTCGTTACGCGTCCAGCTTGATCTCCTGAACCAAAATAAGGTACAATATTAGGCGTCAAAGAATATCTATTTTTTTTAACATTTTTAAACATAACAACAAACAATAACATAATATTTATAATGCTTGCTATAATTAAAAAAATGAATAATACGTATACATAATCGTTTGGTTCATTATATTTAACATCATAAAAATATGAATCGTAAACAAGTTTCAACAAGAATAAATAAATAAAGCATCTAACAAATGATGTTATAAATAAATATGTTTTATCACGTGAAATGCACAAATATTGGAAAATTTCTCTTTGTGGAATAAACAAATCGGTTATATTGGTCCAATTCAAATCATAGTTTACACATCTTTCTATTTTATCTAAATATGATGCAAGATTATTTGTTGTCATAATTAAAAATTATATTACTTTTTATTATATCAACACAATTTAATTTATATGAATTAAATAATTTAAATTAATTCGTAACTTACCTTTATTTTTTTACACCAATATAATATTTTCATTGCATCAATCTTATTTGATTCCATATTTTCATCATATTTGTGTATTAAATCGACACAACTAATACTACAATTTTCAGCCTTCGAGTTTTGATTCATTTGACCATCTGTTTCATTTATTATATTACCGATAATGTCAATAATATGATTGTGTGTTACTATAAGTATATTTTTTCCTTCATATTGAACAACTATTTCGTTCAACAATTCAAGAATATCATGTGTTAAATGTTCCTTACTTATTACCTTGTCTTTCTTTCCACTAAATAATCTATCATCAACAATAAATTCAACTTCAATATCTGAAGTACAATTACCTAAATGTTTTGTTATTATATCAGCTGTTTCCACAGCACGAAGAAGAGGTGATGAATATACTGCAGATATTACAATTTTTGCATCACTTAGGTAATCTCCTACAATATTTGATTGTATTTTACCAGTTTGGTTTAATTTACAGTTTTTATCAACAATCAATAATGAACTAAGATCTGATTTATTTTTGTCAACCTTATCAACCTTATCAATCTTATCGACTTTATTTGAACCATCAATATTAATTATACTGGAATTTCTTCTATTTTTGAGATCATTTTTATAAGTCTCACCGTGTCTAATAATATATAATTTTGTAGACATAATAGATAAGTTTAATTAATCGATTATTCGTAAGTCGTTGTCCAGATTAAATAAATATGTATATTTATTGATGAATATAATTATTAATCAATTTTTTTTTTATTTATAAAATAAAAAATTGATTAATTTACTTAAAGATATAAAATTGCTATATAAAGAATGTATTAATTAAAAAAATTATACAATGAGTATTGATGTAATAAAACATAAAATTATATTCAACAATGATCTTGAACATTTACCGAATGATGTATTGATATCTACAATGACAATCGTATGTAAAATAGATACAATATTCAATGTATATAATATAGCAAGATACATCGATCTTAAACACACATCGATCATATCTGTTAAACATGGTAAATCAGATGATCTTACAACAAATAGGACATTATTAACAAAATCACAAACAGAGAAAAATAAAAAGAAAGGGAAAAAGGCATTTTATAATCAAGTTTCAATTCAAGTCAAGACAAAAAGTGGATTGTTGAATGTTAAATTATTTTTAAATGGATCTATTCAAATGACAGGATGTAAAAGTATTGAATCTGTTTCGGAAGCAATAACTACATTATTCGACGAATTAAAAACTGTTAAGGCTATTGTAAATTATAAAAGCAACAAAATAGAAGAGAAACCTTTTGTAGTTAATATAATGACGTTAAAGGCGGAAAATGTATATGGTTTCAAAATATGTATGATAAATAGTAATTTTTCGATCGGTTTCGAAATCGATCGTGACAATTTGTTTGCTATATTATTGCAAGATAATGTGAAATGTTCATTTGATCCGATTATTCATGCATGTGTAAATATTAAATTTGAACATCCAGAAAAAACTATTTCAATATTTGTTTTTGAAAGTGGTGCAATTATTATAACAGGAGCTCGATCGTGTAATCAAATCATTATGGCATATAATTTTATAAATAAATATTTACTTGAACATTATGGAGAAATAAATAAAAATAATACATTGACTAATTCAACAATTTTAGAATATTTGAACGACAATATTAATAATAAAAGTAATAATAAAAGTAATAATACTAATAATACTAATAATACTAATAATACTAATAATAGTATCAGTAATAATCATAAAGTATTGAACAATAATCATAATAACTTAATAGACAGAGAACCAGATTATGACTTGGAATATGATATCCCAGAAAATGTAAATATTGACAATAATAGTGACGATGAGTTCATAAATAATATTCTGAGTGGAAAAATAAATAAAACGAAAACTAATAAATCAAATAAAACGATCAATTCAAAAAAATTAAGTAAAAAATCTAAAATCAACATGATTGTAGAAATTTAATTTATCTATATTTCAATATACTGAATAAAATAAAATTATTAAATTCTGTTTACTATACAATTTATTTATATTTAGTTTTGAGGAGATTGGTGTATAACATTGTTCACATATGGATTTCCTCTTAGATTTTCTTCTACATGAGTATAAAAATGCCAAGTATCAACCGGTGTTCGTTGAGGAAATCTTGTATAATTGCTGGGCATTCTTTTTTGTGAATCGAATTTATTATCGGGGTATAAGTCACGGTTAACTTGTGTTTTATCACAAGTACTAACCATTGTATAATCTATTATTGGTCCTTTATTATAGTTTGAAGTTGTCGGTTCTCTTCCTCTTGACAAATTTTCTTTGCTGACATTGAGTAACATGTTTTCAACATCCAATCTTGTTCTTGTTCTATCATATACACTATTATTTATTATACCAGCACGATCCGTTTTTGCATATATTTCCCTTTGTGGAATACTTGGTATATCATTCCAGTCAACAGCTCTAGTTTGTTCATATTGTGCCTTACCCATACTTGCACCAGCTCTATCCGTTTTTGCATATAGTTCTCTTTGTGTCATTTTTGTTATATCATTATAGTCAGCCGCTTTATTCTTTTCATATTGTCCCTGACCCATCGCAGAACCTGCTCTATCCGTTTTTGCATATAGTTCTCTTTGTGTCATTTTTGTTATATCATTAAAATCTTGTGCTTTATTTTTATTGAATTGTCCTTGACCCATTGCAGCACCTGCTCTATCTGTTTTAGAATAAACTTCACGTTGTGTCATTTTTGTTACATCATTCCAATCAACAGCTCTGTTTTTATCAAATTGTCCTTGACCCATTGCTGCAC